CCATATGAACTACAAACGTTTCACCTGAGTGAACTTCCTCAGGCTGCTACAACACGCAAGAGCGATGCCACCCCTTCTGCAGATGCCGCTACTTCTCAGGCGCTAGCACAAGCTTTTGTCGAGAATGAAATCGCCAACAAAACTCAACAGGGTCAGTTGATTGATGCGTTGATTAATGTTTTAGGTGAGAAAGAAAAACCTAAAACACTCATGGAGCAGATGAAGGAAGGTTTGATTGGTGGGATGATGCAACAGGTTTTGACACCAAAGAACTTCCTCAGCCAGTTCACCGGAGAAGATCCTTACCTCCAGGGTCAACGCTATGCCACAAACCAATTCTTCGGTCTGTGATTGATTTTCTAGAACTATAATTAGTTGATACTGGAAGGTAGAAGTGCAATTATCTGACTTCGATAAAAGTAGGGTCAGGTATCACCTGGGTTACTTCACGGTTTCCGTTCCGGCGGGTGATTACGCTCGTCTGGAAGAGGCCATGAATACGGTCCCAGACTCCTATTTTTACGACAAGATCATCATTCAGATCGGTCGTTGTGACACCGCAGAAAAGAAAACTGAGGTGGCAACTTCTCCTTCCACTCGATTAGAGAGCATCGCTGGTGACGTTGACCGTACAATTCGGTCTAGCAACGCCAAAGAAGCTCTCAAGGTTTGGAACGAAATCTATCTGTACGAAACAGATCGATTAGCCAACATCTTGTATGTTCCGAACTATAAGGATCCATTCCAGGCTAGGTATCGGTATGAGCGATCAGGTGCGGAATTCATTCAAGCTCTACCTGGTCCTGCTGACACTGCAGTGGGTTCTCGTATTTATCTTCATGAGGTTTGGCGGTAATGGGTAACGCATTTCTTCAGCTGTTCATGCGTGGTGGCCCAGCTGCTCTGAAAGCTGTCCAAGGTTTTGGCGCCAAAGCTGCACCTAAAGCTGTTAAGCAACTTGCAGATACAGTCACCAATCCGCAAACCTATCGTGCTTTAGCTGGACAAGCTGAGCGTGTGCTCCAGCGTCCGTTACCACAGCCATTCGCTGGCGCCAACTTCGGGAACATTCCTACCCGTTTCACAGGAATGATTACCGATTTGACCAACATGCCAGCGGGCCTTGGTCAAACGGTTCAAACTGGTATGGTGAATCGTGCCCTGCAAGAAGCAGCAGGTGCTGTTCCCCAGCTTTCTCGTGGCGTCACTCAAGCAGCTACAGGCGCTCTCCGTGCCCCTGTTATTGGGGATGCCTTACGTACAGGCCAATCGGTGATGACCAGCCTGCCGCAAACTGCTATCCAAATGGGTGGCCAGTTCGCCAGGGATCCAGGGCTGCGTCGTGAGTTCCTGAAGCAGTTTGGCGGCACATCAGAGAAAGCTGTACGTGCTTTAACTGGGCAATCCGGTTTCGGTCAAGTTGGCAGCTTGGTGCGTAACCTGGCTCCTGGCGGTGCTACCGGTCTGCGAGGTACTGCAGTCCTTGGTGGCATGGGAGGAATGGCTTGGGGCTTGGCAGATCCCACACCCATGATTGATGCAAGTCATGGTTTATTAGGGTTCTTACAAGATCGTAATTTGGTTTACGACCCACGCAAAGATCCACGCGTTACACCGATCCAAGACAGACCAGTTGTTAATCCTGGCGAATTAGCACCTGATTACAGCGGTGCAAGGGATCGGTCATTTCGATTTGCGCAATATCAAGGAATGGGTCAGACTCCTGTTGGTGGTGGTACTCCACCGCCAGCACCGACCCTTCCTGCACCACCTTTGGCAGCAGGCACTGGGTCGCAAGCCGGACAACGGACAGCTCCTTCTCCTGTTATCTCTGACGTTCCAGTCGGTGGTTCTTTCGCAGGAAGCCCTACTTATCAGGGTGCGGGCGTGTCTAACGGGGCCGGTGTTCCCGCATTACGCCAAAATGTTCAAAACCGCGCACTCTCTCAAGAAGTACTTAATGCTGCTCAGCAGTACTCTGCTCCTACAGGTATCCCCCTTTCTTCCTTCTATGAGGGCCAGCAGCAACTGGGTAGGAGCATGATGCAAAAGAATCAGCTGGCGCAACATCTTCAAACTCTTGGGGGTGCGGCCGGAATGACACCAGAAGCCCTGAAGGAATGGGCGATGGCCAATCCGGGTCTTGCATACCGCGAAATCCAGAAGTTGAAAACGAGAAGCGGCCAATGAACGAACGTCAGTTTCTAGAGAAATTCCGTAGCACCCCAGAAGGGCAGCGTCTTCTGAAGACCATTCGGTTTGCAGAAGGTACCGCTGGTCCCAAGGGATACCAAACCATGTTTGGTGGTGGGACATTCTCTGATCTGAGTCGTCATCCAGACCGCGTTATTCGTAGCGGTGGTTACGCCAGTGCCGCTGCAGGTGCGTATCAGTTTCTCCCTGGAACCTGGCAAAGCCAAGCTTCTCGCCTTGGCCTGAAAGGGTTTGGACCTGCTGAGCAAGATGTCGCAGCACTTGCTCTGGCACGGAATCGTTTGATGGATATTGGCGGCCTTTCAACTCTCCAGAAGGAAGGGTTGAGCGGACGTGTGGCAGCTGCATTGGCTCCCGAGTGGGCATCGTTCCCAACGGAAACTGGACGCAGCTACTACGGCCAACCCGTCAAATCTCTGGATGCATTACAGAAGTATTATGGCTCTGTTGCTGTTGGTTCTCAACCAGCACCACAACAAGTTGCCTCAGCATCTTCTGATCCTCAGATCTCAACAGAAGCCTTGACTACTGCGTTAAGGAAAAAGAAGGCAACCAGTCTTCTGGATACTGTTAAATCTGGGTTAATGCAACAACTGATTCAACAGACTCTCAGTCCACCGACCAATATCTTTGGTCTGACTGGGCTCATGAATCCAGGAGGAATGTACTGATGAGCTTATCTTCCCTTTATGGGGCGGGGCGTTTTCGCTTCGTCCCTGACACCCAAACCACAATGGACAGCGAGTCCTTTCAGCGGTTTCTCAATCTCCAGAGAAACCCTGAAAGTTTGTTTTCAGAAGCAGTGAAATATCCAAAAGGATTCACTGACTACATGAATTTCATGCAGGAATTTGGGTTGACGCCAAGGGCGTGATACTCCCTTATAATTATTAAAAAGGTCAAGTAAAAACGTGGCAAGTACGAGTACAAACAAGCAGCCGTTGCTGGTTGACCGCCCGTTGTTTGATTCCGTGCGCGTCACGACTCAGACCGTTGGTAGCCAGGCTGGTAATACAATCTTTGTTCAGGGTGGTCAGGCTCCGTCCATCCTGGTGGATATGGATGCTGCCTTGGAAGAAGACAATAACAACGGTGGCGTGATCGATTCGATCACCATTACTCGTAACGATTATTACCGCGACGCTGATTACGTCATCTCCAGCGGTACTTCTGGCACTGTTATTTCCTTAACCAGTGGTCAAGTTGTGCTTGTCTTCAACACTGGCGTGTTGAGTTCTGCTGCTTCCAATGGTTTTGGTTACTACACCTACACAGGCGCCACCACCCTGACAGGTGTGAACACCAGCCTTGTGTACTCTGGTGGCACCTCCAGTGGCTTCACCTACAACGGTGTGAGCTACGGTTACCAGCCAGAAGTAACCTTTGTGTTCTACCACACCCGTGGTACAACCACCCCGATCCCCGCTTCCGGCGATTACAAGGTTCTGTTCGCCAAGCAGGTTCCAGCCAATACTCAGCGCGTTGACTGCTCGGATGTGATGCCCCAGCTTTCGGCCCCTGTTGCAGCTGCTGGCGATACCCTGGGCCTTGATAACGGCGTGCCTCTTCGCAACCGGGGCATTTACCTGGAGCGCGGCGACCGTATTTACGTTGGTGTGTTTGCAGACGGTCCTAACGTGTCTGGTTATACCGCTGGCGCCCACATCATTGCTCAAGGCGGATTCTTCTAAGCCATGGCCAAAAAGAGTGGAAGCTCTTTTGGGAACTTTAACAAGGCTGAAGTTTTTGACCCTCGGCCTGTAAAACCAATCACGACCGAGTTCTCAAAGGGGTCGGTTCCAGATTCGATCTACTCGGTCAACCGCGAGTCGGCTTGGTCGCGCTGGCGGCGTGGTTACGAAATTGCAACAGCTTGCTTTTACGACAACTCATACGATTATCCTTTCACCTACAAAGTTCCGGTCCCAGCGGGGACTCCTTCTACCGGTGGCAACCAACCTACAATCCCAGGTGTCTTTAAAGGATTTCCAACTAAGAACAAAGAATTTGGCATGCACTGGGCTGGCGTACGCGTGGCTGGCAGTTTACGGTTTGATAATGTTCTCGATAGTACTGGGGTGCGTGCTTCTATTTCTACTGTCACTGAAGACGCTAATTTCTGGTACGTAAAACTAACTGGAACCTGGAGTGTTAGTAATCCACTTCCTCCTCCGCTTTATGTTGCAATTCCTGGTGTACCAGGTGGTTTGAAAGCAATTAACGGAGAAATCCTGGAAGACCGGATCATTACTCCCGGTGGTGTTCCGATTGACAGAGATACGATTGATCCAACAACACAAAAACGATATGGATATGTTTCAGCCGTATTGGCTGATACTGATCCTTTCAACGGTATCTTAAAGATTCGAAAAGCAGGATCCGTAGAAGCAACACCGGACCGTGCATTGGTCACTCCTGCAACCAGGCCGCCGAATGTTGGCCGATTCTTTATGACAGGCACTCGGTATTGTTGCTCATGCCAAGATTTCAACAGGCGTGACTACGGTTTCATTAGTTCGCTAAACAAGGTTTCTGATTCGTTAAAGAGCAAGTTCCCACGTACCAACGTGGCCTCCTTGAAACCAGGTCGTTATGAAGTCATGACTCTTAAGGGAGTCGTGGATAACAATGCAATGACGAGCGCCCAAGACAACCGGGACATGAAGATCATTGCCCCAAGTCCTCAATACTCCGTGCCTCCAACTGTTACGCCAACCAGCTCAGTTAAAACAGGGGCCAACAGAGATAATCCTGGTGTGTTCAGGGATTTTGGTGCGATGTACATTCGTGACACATCAGATCCTGCTCTCCCTGGATCCAGGGCAGAAGGCATGCCGAGTTATGCAGACTACTCTGCAGCAGGCAATGTAATCACCTCGTTGACGGACACCTGGACACCATTGCTAGATGAGATGCGTTACTGCAAACACATCTACGCCATGAAGTATGAAGAAGGTGTGTTCCCCCCTGAACCTTCTGATTTCCCAGTAGGCATTGAAAGTATGGCGGCATGGGAGCAAAAGCTGGTTGAAGAAACCGAAAAAGATCAAACAGAAGCCAGGGCAGCCAACTTACAGCGGCGTTCCTTGTCAACGATGGATGTTCCGCCTTATAACTGCCAGGCACCAATGATGATGCCAATGATGCAAAAGTTGTTCAATATTCCATCTACTTTTGTGAAGATGGCTGGTTTTACAATGATCGATAAAAACGGAGGCACTTACATTCCAGCCTCTGGTGGTCGACCCGCTGTTTAACCATGGCAAACTTTGGTGACGTTGTTGCAACTAACTTCATCTACTCCCAAGAGCAGCTTGCTGGGCGGATTTATGGCGACAGTGAAATTCAGTACAGCGGCATCCCAACGGTGTACCACGCAGGAGATGTAGTGCATTTGCCCTACCAATCAGGCGAGCTGTCCACCATGGAAGCCATTGGCCTTGCTTGGGCAGCCTTCTCCAGTGGCGTGGGGCCTGAGTAACATAATGTAAACTTATATTAGTCCTCAAGGACTTATTAAGAAATCCTTTACCCCTTGCGACCTGTCCGGCCTGTTGCTTAGGTTCAGGTTATCCAGGTCATCTCAGCTATGTCTCAGTCCCCGCCTGTTGACCAGCGGATCGTAGATGAGTACTTCCAGCTGGCGTCTCAACGTAAGACAAAAGATGTTGCGTGGCTCTACGGAATGGTTGCCACGTATGGCCTAAAGCCCAATGAGCTATGTGATTTTGAATGGGGATCAGATGCTTCCATTCATGTCCCTGGCAAAAAGCGTTCCATTCTCCCACTGCATCCACAGTGGGTTTTGCTTTTTAACCTAAAAGAAAAACGGCCCCACACCATGCGGAGCCGTTGGGAGTCCCTCTCACTCGCTCTCTACCAGGCCATCGCGTATCAGGCTGTTCAGTTGAACATCACTGATTTACTCCTGGCACACCGCATCCGAAAGAACTTCGTGCGTTCTCTCAAACAGAAGCAGGCATCTTCGCTTGCTTTTGCAGGTGCTTCCTGACAGCAGCGACGTTCCAGCGGTAACCGTCGCGTGAACGGGTCTCAGGGAACGCCGCGAAGTGCGGACCCAGCTTCAGGGTGCCGTCGTCACGGTACTTGAAGAGGGTCTTGCGATCAATGCCTAGGAGTTCCTCTGCCTTGTGGACAGGAACCCAACCCCTGGCTGTGGACATGGCGTGAAAAAACGCGGACCTTCGTACGGTATCGAGCCCAGCACAGCGGTCAAGGTTCTTTAGGAAACATTTGGTTTCCTGTTGTGGTTCTACATAAATGAGGCGAAATTAAAATAAGGTAACGGCAACTTAAGAGTATGTTTGCAGACGAGCACGCGCCCCTCGCCCTGCTAGTCGAAATCACTCCCAAGTTAGCAAAGAAACGATTTAGAGAAGACATTTACAATTCCTGGGACTACAGCTGCGCTTATTGCGGTGATGCGGCCACCAGTCTTGATCACATCGTCCCAAGGTTTAAATCTGGATCCAGCAGCCGCAATAATCTCGTTCCTGCTTGTCGCCGCTGCAATAGCAATAAAGCCAGCAGTGAAGTTGAAACCTGGTACTCACAGCAGGATTTCTTCACTCAAGCTAGGATGGAAAAAATCAAATGTTGGATGTCCCAGGACATCTTCGATTTGTTCAAGAATTTTAGTGTCGCTTAATAGTTGATGGCAATCTCAACGCAGTACGGAGAGAATCCAAATCTCTTTGGAGATGCCGACTACAACGAAGCACGTAGGCAGGGCCATAGTGACGCTGAAATTTTGGCATGGATGAATGCCAATTTTGATAAGTTAAACGTCAACAACAGGCCCGGTCTCGGTACTCTGTACGACAGGGTTTTTACTTCTGCCCTTAACGAAGCAAACAATACAAAACCAGCTGCTCAACTTTATCAAGAGCAAGGAATTAATCCGCAGGCAATTCCTTTAAACATTACAGATCAATATGATTTTAAGCCTCGGCCAACAGGAAATATCTCATACAACCAAAAGGCCAAATCTTGGTCTGTAGCCAAAGAAGCCACAGATTACAAAGCAGATTATCGGACGGACTACGCTGCCAATCGTAGAACTGATTACGAAACCAATGCTAAAGCGAATTATGCGCTGCCAGGGTTTCTGCCAACAAATCTAAAATTTGATAATCCAACTACTTTAAAAACTGATTACAAAACAGATTACCCAACAGATCTTCGGAAGAAAGAACGATACACAGAGTTTGTTTGTAAGATTAACGTTTTTGGCGCTTGTCTCTACGGTGTCAACGAAACAAAAGAGCGCTGGGTAAACGATACAGATCAAAACAATGCCAACAGGAGACTAAATGAAACCAATGCTGCGTTAAACGCTTCTAACGCAAAAGCAAACATTGATAATGCAGCTTTAAACACTGCAAACTTTGAACAAAATAAACGAAATGAAAATATCAACAATCAGATACAAACCATTAGAGAAAAATTCTCTACCTTAAATGCAAGCAACGCCAATACAAATACTGTTAATCAAAACATCAACCAGGCAAACCTAAAGAACAACCAGTTAGCTCAGGAGACCAATCAAAAACACCGAACACTTAACCAAGAAAATACTTATCTAAACAACACAAATACAGCCAAGAACAAACTGTACGACAAAACAGTTGGTTTAGCCACGTCCACCAAAGGGGGAGATTACGTTTTACAGCGTGATCAAATTACTTATGACGAGTTGGTGAATGCGGGGATGAATCCCGCCGAAGCCAAAGAAATCGTAGATGGAATTCAGGCGCAGTACAAGCTGTTCTATCAAACAGAAAAACTGCAGCGCTGGGATACCGCTCTTGGAGCTGCACCGCCATACGGTACGTTTGATCCGCTTTACTACAAGGGTCAAAACCCGGTTGTTAATGAAGCCTGGAACAAAGCGGTCGCCATTGATGACATTGATATCACCGAACGGTACGGCGAGAACAATTACTACTGGCAGCACTACACCAATATTGGCAAGAGCCAAGGGTTGCGTGGTAACAAGGAAGAAGATCTTGTTGCTGCAAAGAAATATCAGGAAGCTGCACTAACGGACAAGGAGATCCAGGACATCCGAGATCTTCAGCTGGGGGTTGATACCGACACGATCACTCAGCGTCTGTTGAATGTGCCCGAGGTTTCTAACGAATGGACCAAGGCCCGCCAGGGCGATCCCTACTGGAGCAAGCTCGCAAAAGAAAGATACTTGGATCCCAATAAACCAGAAGAATTTGCCGTGCTTTTCCGTTTGTCAGAACGACCGGAAGATAAGCAGATCATCTTGAGTTACAACATCAATGCTGGCAGCGGTATTACCGAGCTAGAAGACGCTATCAACACTGCCATCAACACTAAGAAAACTGTTGAGGTCAAGAAGTTTGCTGCATTGAACCAGACCATCCTCAAGGATGCGATTGCCGAGATGAAGAAGCAGAAGGGCCGTCAGGAGATGATGAGCTTCTTCCGTGGCTTCAGCGGCTTCACGGAGGTGATGGACATCAATCGGGACCTGACTAACTCCATCCTGGGCGACAGCGGTGTTGGCGGCATCCTTGCCTATACCTCTGGAGGTAAAGCAGAAGAGAAGCTCCTCGGAGCTTTGCAGAACGTCACAGGAATGCGAAACAATATCGTCTACAACTGGCAGCAGTGGTTTGATCAGGCCATTAAAAACAAATACGGCATTGATTATTCGTTATTTGAACCGTTAGAAGAAAAGAAAGACATCCTTAATGCTTTCCTGGATTCCAGTGAGAAAGCGTATGACGCAAACAAAAAGGAATTTAGCGCCAAGTTTCTGGAGCAGTCTGGTTTTACATCTACACAGCAACTGCTTGATTTCCTAAATGGTCAAGGACAAGAGGGCCAAACTATCTTGACTGCGATCCAAGGAGATCCAGGGGACAGCGCAAAGCTGACTCTGACTCCAATCCTGTCTCGCATTGAAGCAGATATCAAAACACTAGATGAATCTAAAAATCGAGCACTTGCTGTCTCATATAACACCGCTGATGCGGTTGAGATGATGAATGTTGAAGCTCAATTTGCTCGTAACTACTTAGATGAATACTTGATCCCCCGTTTCAATGAATCTAAATCCATGGACGAGTTTATTGAATATCTGGACATCAGGCAGGAAGAACGCAACCCATTTGAAGTTACGGACCTGGATGACTCCCTGAAAAAATTAGGTCAGCTCCAGAGCCAGGTTTATTTGGACCAGATCAAACAGCAAGGCCCCCGTGGATTCGATCCGGACTTTTACTTTAATCCAACAGGTGACCGCAGCCGGTTATCTAAATACGAAACTCAAAAGAGCACTGTTGAAAAAGATTGGGAAGCTGCTAAAAACGGCGATCCCTACTGGGCATCACAGGTCTACCGTTTTGGTATTGACGTAAATAACAAAGCTGCATTTGCACGGATGCACTTTGAAGTGAAAGGCCAGGGTCAAGGATATGACGCTGCTGATGACATCACCAACGCCAGTAAAGTTCAGGATTTCATCTCAATTAATGTGATGCCCTTGCTTCAGAAGGAAGCAGATAAATCTGAAGTGGTCTTTGGTACCTTCATCACGCCTGAAGAATTTGCTGATGAGATGCTTCGTGGCCTGGATCCAGCCAAAACTCCAGATGCCTGGAAGGAAGTGCTCCAGCGTTATGGTCTTCAGGAATTTGCTGGCACCGTTGATGAATTGAAACAATACATTGTTGAAACTCTCCGTGGAGGCTCGGCCCAGGAGATCCGTGAACAGATCAAATACCTGAACGAGAAACGTCAGAAGCCCACTCAAGAAATTCTTGGCGTTACGTACATTCCCAAGGAGTCAGATTACAAAGATGAGATGGCTAAACCAACAACTCAGTTATACGCCATCTTCCAAAAGGCTGGATATCAAGGAACAGAAGATGAGTTCTACGAAAACATGTTCCCCGACCTTGATCGCAGTGAGCAAACACTCCTGACCAAGGCTGGAAAGGATGAGAACTTAAGCATGTACGGTCTTGATCTTAAGGATCCGTTCTCTTCTCTTGGCACGATTGAAAGTTTCTTCCCAGAAGATCAGGCTGCGGTCGATAAGGAGACGGCTAAAGAAAACGCTAAAGATTTCTATACTCGTTACTTTAGAATTGATGAAGATGAGGAAGATGAATTCGCTCCTTCCAAGACGGGTCAATCATTCCTTGGGGAATATACATCATTGTTTAAAGGTATCTAATGGCCGACAAACGAAAGAAAGCTGCCGCAGCGGCCAAGATTGCTAAGGACAAAATGGCGTGTAACAAACCACGCCGCACTCCCAGCCATCCCACCAAATCTCACGTTGTTAAAGCGTGTAAAGGAGGCGAGGAGAAGATCATCCGTTTTGGACAACAAGGTGTAGAAGGCGCAGGCAAGAACCCTCAGACAGCTTCGGAAAAAGCAAGGAAGAAGTCATATTACGCAAGACATAACGCCCAAGATCCGAATCCCGACATTATGTCTGCCCGTTACTGGTCACACAAGGTAAAGTGGTGACGCCAACTCACTTCTGTCATGGCCAAGCCCAAATCATCTGCATCCGTCAAGCTTGAGTCCAAGCCCAAGAAAACGCGTCAAGGCCAGGGTCAAAACAGCCTTCCTAACCACGGACGCAAGAAAATGCGCGGCCAAGGTAAATAACAATTGTATTTTTAAGTTGTGTAATATGGGAGTACTTGTTGTGCTCCCATGTCCAATCTGAAGGAGGCTGTTGCCTTAATTCGTAAGTACGAAGGCTTCAGTGAAAGGGCATTTCCTTCAGATGAAGAGGGTACTTACACCATTGGATATGGCACTCAGTATTATCCCGATGGCTCTCCCGTGAAGAAGGGCCAGTGGTGTACCAAAGAGAAAGCATTGGAATATTTGGCGTGCGAAGTAAAAGCCATCAAGGGACTGATTGCAGATCTCAAGCTGCGTTTAGATGCTTCCGCTGAGCAAGCGTTGATTTCTTTTATTCATTCCATTGGCTGGAAGCCCTTCCTTTACAGCAACGTCGTTGATTGTATCCAACACGATGACTGGGCCGGTGTTGCAGAAGAGATGACGCATTGGATCTTTGATGAGAACCACAGGGTCATCGGTGGTTTGATCGAACGTCGCCGGGAAGAAGTAGAACTTCTGCTCCGTGAAATTGATGACAGCCCCTGGTCCTCCACTGAAGTTCTCATGAAAGCATTCCGGAATTACACGGCTGCTCCCCACCAGGTACGGGCGATCAGACAGCTGGAAGAGAACGTCAATCCTTATGTTTTAGCTGAGTTCGCTAACGCATTCAAGGTAGATGAGGATCCGTGGCTGTTAGCCGGTTCTGAGGAACTTGAATCTTTATTCGCCAGCTAGCATTAAAATAGTTTTATTCCGGCCATGAAGGACGCAATGGAGAGATCAGTGGAACCACGGGAGTTCGAACTACCCTTGGAACTTCAATTCTCGATGCGTAAGGCCGAGATGGTTGCCAGAGAGATGACATGGGACGAGCTGTACGCTGCTCTCCTGAATCTCTACCATCAACGCCTGATGGAATGGCAAGCTGTCAAAGAAATCCTGGCAGACGAAAATATTCAGCTGGACTTCGATGTCCCAACTGATCTGGAGCTAGAAGAACTCGCCGCCGCCTGCGCGTTCTACGAAGACGGCGACGAAGATGACGACGAGCTTCAGCCGTTCTGAATTTCGTCCATAGCAATCAAGCGATCCAGATACCACCGTGCCTTCTTCAGTGATTCTGTCCCGCCTTTATGCGACTCACGCCACACATACTTGGCGATATTACCCTTTAGATATCCCCTATATTCTTCTACGGAAAGCTGGGCTTCGATTGCTTCAATACATTCGATCCCGCCGTCCGTGTAATGGGAGGGATGGTTTACCAGATCTTCTTGAATCACAGGAGGCCCCTGGATCGTAAAGACGGGGTTGTCGTTGCTAGCCCAGGGCACTGGGCACACCCCATCTTTACAACCACCGAAGTCCAGTACGTCAGGAGATGCGTCGGCCTCTACCGGCGCAAACCACGCCGTTTGAGTGATTCCTCCTTCATCTCCTTGCTTGGACCCTCCAGTTCCAAAACCAATGCCTTTGGTTTTGGGCTGGCTCCCATTGCTGCTCCCTCCTCCGCCGAGGGTATATATCCCGTCAAACCCGGACGGCGACCCTCCGCCAGTGACAGGTTCTGTCTCTCGTTCCCTTCTTGACATGCCGCTAATCCACGGTTGTACATGTCATATAAGGGTACATCATTTTCCTCGTTTGCGAGAGGTTGACCGAAGTCCTCTTCCGTTAAACAACGGCACTTAACTTCATCTTGTACGAACGCATCTAGGAACGATGCTGCGTTATGCATCATCTCAAGTACTGGGACTACTTCTTTTACAATAATACTATGGCAAGATTCTTCGATCCCACCTACGATCCAAGGCAGGATTCTGGTAGCTCAGGCTCAGAAGTTACCGACCTGCATCCGGAACGTAATTACGACACGGACTTACGTCGGATTGATGAATCTGAGCGTCCTGACGTTGAAGCAATCAACGATGAGCAGGGCCGCATCCGCCGTTTTTTCAAGGCCGCCAAGACGGCAAATAAATACCGCCAGAAGGCTTCCATTGACGAACCCACCATTCGTGGTGAGACCCCCAGGTCAGAAGCAATCATTGGCGGCGTGGAAGTTCCCAGCCTTGGAGATGAATACGGAAAGGTTGGCAGTGTTGGTTACGCTAAGAAACCCAAGCCGCAGTCAGGCCGGTTCTACGGTTTCGGCTAACTCCAGCTGTTACTGAAGTCTTCTAGATCCAAGGCATCCTGCATCTGGCCCAGGAGTTCCTGGAGCGTGTTCAAAATCCAATTCACGTTCTCGGTCCGGAATCCTGTTAAGGAACCAGCCAGTTCTTCGTTCTTCAGGAAGACCACCTGATCTTCCAGGATCTGCAGGATATCAATCCGTTGCTCAAGGTTTGTGCGATCCATGGTCATGCCTTCGAGTAGACGACTTCCTGAGCCTGGTTCTGGTACTTACCCTTTCGGTCCTGGTATGACACCTCACAGGGAGTGCCACGCAGGAACAGCAACTGGATGATACCTTCGTTTGCGTAGATGCGGTTGAACTGACCTGTGGCGTTGCTGATCTCCAGGGTCAGGTAACCTTCCCAACCAGCCTCTGCCGGGGTAATGTTGGCAATGATGCCTGAGCGTGCATAGCTGCTCTTGCCCATGGCAATCACGGTCACATCCTGGGGCAGCTTGAGCCGTTCTTCTGCCACTGCCAGGCAGTAGCCGTAGGGAGGCAGCAAGAAGTACTTACCCTTCTCGTCCTCAAGCAATGCGGATGCCGACAGGATCTTGGGGTTGAAATCCTTGGGATCGGATACACCTTCTTGGATGCGACCAAAAATCAGACACTGCTTGGGCGAAAGACGAATGTCATACCCATATGAGCTAAGTCCATAGCTCAAAATGCGGCGCCCATCTTCTTCATTGATGAGATGATCATTGAAGGGCTCGATCATCCCCTGTTCCAGGGCAAATTTCTTGATTTCGGCGTCGCAAAGGATTCCCATAGATCCCATCAATCGTTCTTAACTATACCGAATTCAGTAGATCACGCGGCCAAATTGCTCGTATGTGTCGATGAATTTCATGGTTGCCGCTGCCGAATTTAGTTTTGGTTGCAAATACACCACAAACGAGCTACATGTCTTATGCTCCCCAATCCCCTCGCTGGTGTACTTGATCAAACGGGGCACTGTACGCAGGAAGCAGATTGGGAAATCAAAGATCTTCTGCTCGTACCGGATCATGTCCGGACAGTTGGTGAAGTAGATGGCTTGCTCTACTTCATCTGCTAGCCACTTCTTGTACAGCTGGCGAAACCACACGGCATGAGACGAGACCAGGGTCGGGGAAGAAGCTCTGGTCATCTTCCACTTGTCCAACCGCTTATCAAAGTAATAGCAGCCGCTCGGTGGAAATAGATACACACGACCAAACCACTGCTGGGCATTGAGGCCATCTTGTTGCGGGCCAAACCATTGCTCAGCTTGCACGTATTCCTGTGCAATTTTGGAACTGGCAGGGTCAAGATCAATCCCACCCATCACCAGGTTGGCAGCCTGGATCAGCTCTGTGGGAGTGATGAGTTCTAAATCTTCTCGCCTGCCGGTGACGCGCCGTACCGTCATGCTGCGTCCACAATCTTGTTGTAGTCTATTTCCAAATAGCGAATGCCCTGGTCATCATTGATGATGTAACCAGCCTTCTCCTCCGGATCAATCTTCTGCGCTGCTTCCAGAATGCGGCGGAAGGTTTCAACGAGGTCATGGTTGTTATCCCGCTCAAAAGATTCTTTAGCGCTGTTGAGTTCTTCTAGCGTCATGTACACAACCCCCTTTTCCTGCTCGGGTTGAAAGCACATGACCCCTGGACCTTCTGCTTGCCAGAATTTGTAGTACAACGAACCCATGTCGCCAAGGATGAAGTCAACCGTCTGGTTGAGCATCTTTGCCCTGGTGTCGTCTACCTCACCCTGCAAGGCGGCATGGATCAGCTTCTCTCGACGGTTCATGTTCGATCAACCCCTGGCGGACAAGGGACTCTAGGAGTTTAGGGAGCGGTTTATAAATGACAACTAACTTGCCAAGATTGCCGCGTTTCTTCACAAGTTTACCGGTTTCGTCACGGAGCTTGTCAA